TTAAACAAGGCGAAATACCAAATCTATTATTATCTGGTACTGCTGGCACAGGTAAAACTACAATTGCGAAAGCATTATGTAATGAACTTGATTGTGATGTAATGATGATTAATGGTTCAGATGAAGGTCGTTCCATTGACATTGTAAGAAATCAAATTAAGAACTTTGCCAGTACAGTTTCACTAAGCGAAACAAATAAACCTAAAGTAGTTATTGTTGACGAGGCAGACTATATGAATGCTGAGTCCGTTCAACCTGCATTAAGAAACTTTATTGAAACGTTTAGTAATAACTGTAGATTTATCTTTACATGTAATTACAAAAACAAAATTATACCTGCCATTCACAGCAGATGTACTGTAATTAATTTTTCTATACAGAAAAAAGATAAAGAAAAACTGGCAGGACTATTTCACAAAAGACTATCCACAATACTAGAACAAGAGAACATTGAGTTTGACCCTAAAGTATTGGCAGAATTAATTATTAAATTCTATCCAGACTTTAGACGTACTATCAATGAACTACAACGTTATAGTGTAAGTGGTAAGATAGATACAGGCATATTAGTTTCTATATCAGAAATGAATATCCAAGGTCTCAATAAGGCATTAAAGAGCAAACACTTTGGTGATATGAGAAAATGGGTAGTTGATAACATTGATAAAGACGCAACTGGTTTATATAAAGAACTGTATCAAAACTTTTACGAAGTAATGGAACCTGCAACAATACCTGCAATGGTTATTCTTTTGGCAGAGTATCAATATAAGAATGCTTTTGTGGCGGATCCTGAATTGAATATGGTCGCTTGCCTAACTGAGATAATGGGTGAGTGTAAATTCAAATGAGTAAATTCATAACATTTTTTGTTTCGTCTGTTTATAAAACAAAACTGGTAAATGAGAAGTCAAAGAATTATTTTTTAGATTATCTTGCCAATGCAAAAGGTTTTATTAAACTACATGGTGGTGGTTTTGAAACAGCATTTTTTAAACACACACCAGAATGTGATGTGATATTAAATGAGTTTCAGGAGTATCTATCACACTACAGAAAAAAACCTGGGTCACATGCCTTAAAAATAAAAGGTAAAGATTACTGGTTAAGACGTAATGAAGGTGGTGACTTTATGTCAATACATCATCATGTTCCAGACAGTTTTTCTGGTGTATGGTATTTAAAAGCACCAAAAGGTTGTGGCAACATAGTATTTCAAAACGGTGACGCTTCTGTTATGGGTTCACCAAATAATCAACATTTTGATGACCCACATTTCTGGAGTATGTTTAGAATTACACCTGAAGAAAATGATTTACTTCTTTTTCCTTCTCACATGTTGCATTATGTAGAACCTAGTAAAACAAATGAAGACCGTATTTGTTTAGGTTTTAACGTGACGGTGGAACAATGATAGGTTTAGGATATTTAGACTATTGTCAAAAACGTATAGACGAAGGACTTTCAACCCAACAAACTAAAACTGGTTTTGGTTTTGAGGATCCTGGACAAGAACGTTTTATTATTTACTTTGCACGAACACACATAGTTGACCACGAGACAGGTATTGAAGCTCGAGGTTTATTAAAGATTGGTCGTGCCAAGTTTGCTACTGCTATACAACGTAGTCGTAATCAACCTGGTTGTGATTTCCGTATCTATGCAGAAATAGTTTGTGAAACAAATAATCAAATCAAAGAATTGGAAAAGATAATAGAAAAATTTTTGGTTGATAAACATGTTGAACTTACACAAAACCAAAGAGAACTTTACGATATAAAAGATGATGAAATACGTCCTACTATTGACGCAATATTAAATCATATATATTACTTTGAACCTAAAGAGGTATGTTATTATGGAATATAAATTAACAGATTACTTAACATCTATTAACTGGTCTAAAAAGAAGTTAATGGATACAGACGACAAAGATTGGGAAAAGAAATACCCACCTTTTATTATTAACAAAGGCATGTCATACTTTGCTGACACAGTTATGTTTGGTAATGAAATGAATAGATTACATCATGCCACAAAACATATGCAATTTACCTTTTTACTAAATACTATTAGACCTCGAAAAAGGTTTAGTAAGTGGTTAAAAGCTAGTAAACTGGCAAACCTAGAGTTGGTGAAACAATACTACGGATATAGTAATAAAAAGGCACAGCAAGCACTTAACTTACTCACTAAAGAACAGGTTGAATATATTAAGAATAAATTAAGTAAGGGTGGGAAAAAATGAGTGATATTGTAGAATGGAAACCAGAAAGTATGCTCGAGGTTAAACTCAAAGAGCCAGATGATTTCCTAAAGATTAGAGAGACACTAACACGAATAGGTGTTGCAAGTAGAAAAGAACGTAAAATATTCCAGTCATGCCATATATTGCATAAACAAGGTAGATATTTTATTGTTCACTTTAAAGAGTTATTTGCTTTAGACGGCAAAAAAAGTAGTATAACGTCAAATGATATTGAAAGACGAAATACAATATCTCAATTGTTAAGTGATTGGGGTTTAATAGAACTGGTTGGTACTATAGAAACAAAGGCACCATTATCTCAAATTAAAGTTTTACCATACAAGGATAAAAAAGAATGGATATTGGAACCTAAGTATAACATTGGTAAGAAACCAGAACAAGAAGGAAATAATGATGAGAGAAGCACTAATTAAAGGACTGATATCTCATGCTCAAGGACATATAGACAAACACGTTGCTAATGTGGAAGTACAATTGCAGAAAGCAACAGGTGTGGCGGAACATCCTGACCACATTGAGACTATTGAGAAAGAATTAAAAATCATTGCTGAGTATGATGACCAACTGGAAATGCTAAAGAAGTATTTTCAAAAATAAGCTTGACTTTAGCGTCAGGTTGTGATATAATATATTATTGTTTATGCGAGATTTCTATACTAACGTTTCACCATATGGCGATGAAATACTAGTCCGTGGTTTTCAAAATGGCGAAAGATTTGAAGACAGACTAAATTACGTCCCTAATATTTTTCATCCTTACAAAGGTAAAACTAAATGGCGTGCCTTAGACGGTACTCCTTTAGTGGCACGAAAATGTAAAACTGTAAAAGAAGCAAGGGTGCTTATCAAAAGATATGAAGACCACCCTAACTTTGTTTATGGTACAGACAGATGGCAATATCAATACATTGCAGACTATTATCCTGGTCAAGTAGAATACGACAAAAACAAATTACGAATATACACTATTGATATTGAGGTTGAAAGTGAAAAAGGTTTTCCAAATGTAGATGACGCTGAAGAAAAAATGATTTGTATTACAATCAAAGACCAAGTCAAAAAACAGATATTGGTTTGGGGTATGGTAGATTATAAAGTCAAGCAAAAGAATGTACATTATATAAAATGTGAAAACGAAAAAGACTTACTTAAACAATTCTTAGGTTTCTGGCGACAGTATACGCCTGATATACTGACAGGTTGGAATAGTAAATACTTTGACGTACCATATTTAATTAACAGAATTAAAAAAGTATTAGGTGAAAGTGCTGCCAAAAGATTTTCGCCTTGGGGTCTTGTTGATGAAGACCAAGCATTTCACAATGGCAGACAAGTTACCTTTTTTAGATTACTAGGTATTGCACAACTTGATTATCTACAACTCTATGCCAAATTTACAATTAAGAACCAAGAACGATATACACTTGACCATATTGCATTTGTAGAACTTGGTGAACAAAAAGATAAAAACCCATATGATACTTTTAAAGAATGGTATCAAAATGATATACAATCTTTTATTGATTACAATATTGTTGACGTTGAACTTGTTGATAAACTAGAAGATAGATTACAACTGATTGAATTGGCAATCACTATGTCTTATAATGCCAAGGCAAACTTTGAAGATGTCTTTAGTCAAGTAAGAATGTGGGATACAATTATATTCAATGAACTATTAAAAGATAATATTATTGTACCAATGAGAAAGATTGGTAGTATCAAAGCAAAAGAACTTGTAGGTGCATATGTTAAGGATCCTAAAACTGGTTTCCATGATTGGGTTGTGTCGTTTGATTTGAACTCACTATATCCACATTTGATTATGCAATACAATATTAGTCCTGAAACAATATTAGAACAACAAAAAGAAATATCTATTGATGAATTATTGAATAAAGAAGTTGATACGTCTGATGGCAACTGTATGGCGGCCAATGGCACAATGTATAAACGTGATGTACAAGGTATGTTGCCACGAATTATACAAAAAGAATACAATGATAGAACAATCTACAAAAAGAAAATGCTTGAGGCAGAGCAACAATATGCCAATACAAAAGATAAGAAGTATGAAAAACTGGCAAGAAAATATTATATCATACAACACTCTAAAAAGATTTCATTGAATAGTGCCTATGGTGCAATTGGTAACAAATACTTTAGATACTATGACCATAGACAAGCAGAAGCGATTACAATGTCTGGTCAATTAAATATCAAATGGATTGAGAAGAAACTCAACGAATACTTTAACAAGTTATATAAAACAAATGATGATTATATTATTGCTTCTGATACAGATAGTGTGTATATCAACATGGCACCACTTGTAAAGATGACAGGTGCAACAGACAAAGATAAAATAGTTAAAGCGCTTGATACATTTTGTAAAGAAAGATTAGAACCATATATTGCAAAAGTATATGGCGAACTTGGTGATTACATGAACGTAAGAGAAAACAAAATGGTGATGAAACGAGAGGCGATTGCTGATAGAGGTATCTGGACTGCCAAGAAAAGATATATTTTAAATGTTCATAATTCTGAGGGTGTTCAATATCCTGAACCTAAACTTAAAATTATGGGCATTGAAGCAGTTAAGACTTCAACGCCATTGCCATGTAGAGAGAAGTTAAGAGAGAGTTTTAAAATATTAATGTCTGGTGATGAAAAACAAATGAAAGACTTTGTTGTAAACTTTAAACGTGATTTTGAACACATGACGCCAGAACAAATTGGTTTTCCTCGTAGTATTAATAATATAGAAAAATATTCTGATACCACATCTATTTACAAGAAAGGCACACCAATGCATGTAAAAGGTGCCTTGTTATACAATCATTTATTATTATACCGTAAAGTGGCACACAAGCACCAACGTATATACAATGGCGATAAAGGTAAGTTTGTACATCTAAGAAAAAATCCTTGGGGTGCAAATGTGATTACATTTATGGCAGACTTACCAAAAGAATTTGATATGCACAAATATATAGATTATGATTTACAGTTTCAAAAGTCATTTATGGAACCTCTACGATTTATACTTGAAGCAATTAAATGGCGAGTTGACGCAACTGAAACAAATAACTTAGAGGATTTCTTTTGATATTAAATAACCAAGACGCTACATGGGCAATGAATTACTTTATAGAATACTTTGGTCAGTATGAACGTATAGACCAGTATCTTAAAGAACAGAAATTAGAACAAGTAAAGAACTTTCCATTTCAGTTGCCTGGTATGGCAGATGAAGATGACTTCTTTCAAAACTTTGAAATATCTCCTGAAGATATGAAGTTTAGTGTCACAGAACCTAATGGTCAAATATTTGATAGAATGTTAAATAAAACATCTAGTCATACAAACATGTCTAGTATACCAGGCAAATCAATTAGACTATTAGTCACAGAAACAACAACAAATACTATTGTTGGTTTTATACGTCTTGGTAGTCCTGTAATTAATTCTAAGCCCCGTAATGTGTACCTTGGCAGACCTTTACTTACTACAGACTTAGACGAAATGGGTAGATTTAATAATAGTGCGATTATGGGTTTTGTAATTGTACCAACACAACCATTTGGTTATAACTATTTGGGTGGTAAATTATTAGCGGCGATTTGTTGTTCTCATCATGTAAGAGATATACTAAATAAAAAGTATGATACAAACATATGTTTGTTTGAAACAACAAGTTTGTATGGTAGTAGTAAATCATCTAGTCAATATGATGGCATGAAACCTTATTTAAGATTTAAAGGTTTAACAGATAGTCACTTCTTGCCACTATTACATGGCGAAGCATTTAAAAAAATGAATACTTGGTTTACAGAAAGAAATGGCGAACCTTTGGTGGATCCAGAAGCAAGTAGTAGAAAACTCAAAACACAAACAAAAATGGTGTCTGTAATTAAGGAGTCCTTAAAACAGTATGACGCCAACTTGTATGATAAGTTTAGTAAGTTTGTAAATAAAACTAGAGATTTAACGGAACAAAAAAGATTTTACATATCTGATTATGGGTATGAAAATGTGCCACAATATTTAAAACGTGAAACAGACGAACTCAAACCAGGTATGCATTACGAGAAATTTACATTAGAAAACACAATCAAGTGGTGGCAAAAACTGGCAACAAAACGATATAAAAAACTAAAAGAAAACAACTCTTTACGAAATGAATTAGAGATATGGCATAGTGACGCTCAGATACAAATTATTCGTTAAAGAGCTTGACAGAATGAGAGGAGTGTGATATAATGAAAGAACTTTTAGAGAAAATAGACGAACAAAATATTATGGTGAGTGATTATCACACCATAATTAAATTGATAGAAGCGTCATTACAACGAGGTGCCATACGGGCAAACGAAGCAACAACCGTAGGCAAACTTTATGACAAATGCGTTTTTATGATAAACAAACACAATAATAAGGAGAAACAAGATGGCGGACTTTCTAAAACAAATAATTAAAGAAACAGGAAATGAATACGCCTCACTTGTAAGTGAAGGTGTTGAGGCAGGTGATGTAGATAGTTTTATTGATACAGGTTCTCATATGTTTAATGCCTTGTTATCAGGTAGTATTCATGGTGGTCTGCCTAGTAATAAGATTACTGCTCTTGCAGGTGAAAGTGCTACAGGTAAAACTTTCTTTGTATTAGGCATGGTCAAAAACTTTTTAGACAAAAACAAAAATGCAGGTGTTATTTACTTTGAGAGTGAAAGTGCCTTAACAAAAAAACTTATTGAAGAACGTGGTATTGATAGTGATAGAATGATTATCATGCCGGTAACAACTGTACAAGAATTTAGAACACAAGCAATAACAGTATTAGACAAATATACGGAACAAGACGAAGCAGATAGACAACCTCTATTGTTAGTCTTAGATAGTTTAGGTATGTTATCAACAACAAAAGAAGTTGAAGATACAGCAGACGG